TTGCGTTAGTAACTCAATTAGATACAGAAAGAGGATATATAAATTTATCAAGAAAACAAGTAACGCCAGATGATAGAGATATATTTATGGTTGGATATAGTAATCGTAAAAAAGTATATACAATATTATATAAATTATCATTACAATTTAGCTGTGATATATCTAATTTATATGAAAAATTGTGGATATTATTAGATGAATATGATTGTTTATATGTAGCATTTAAATGTATAAATAAGGATAAAAGTATATTAGATAAGGTTGAGTTAGATGAAAATATTAAAAGTGCTTTATTAATAAATATTGAAAAATTGTGTATAATTCCATTACAGAGCTTTAGTGGCGAAATGAAATTACATTGTTTTCATATTGATGGTGTTGATTTAATAAAAGAAGCAATTAAATACGGTATTACTGAAATGAATGAAAAGAAAGTATCAGTACATTATTTAGCAGCACCATCATATGAGTTGAGAACTATGTCGTATGATAGTAATAGTGCGGAAGAATTATTCAATACTTATGCGAATATAGTGAATAATTATATAAAAAATAAGAATGGCTTTTGTGAGTTTAAAAGAATAATAACAGATAAAGAAAAAAATAGTGATAATGAAATGGATGATAATGATACAGATAATAGTGATTAATACTATGTATGAAAGTATTTTATTAAGTCCATATTTTTATTTAGATGAACTGATATTATATTATTATCATTTTTATTATCATTATTTAAATATGTTTCATCTGGCAAATATTGATAAAATGCTGGACAATGAACTCGTTTTATATTTTTATCAGATGCATTAAACAAATTATTTAGCCATGCATCGTGATTGGTTATCACAATATTATTAATTTCATATTATATAAATAAATAATATTGATTATTTATTAAATTGTGATTCATTATGGATCATATAAATGTCATAACTATTTTTAATCATTTTATAATTTTTATCTTCTAAATATTTTATTATAGGAACACTTGTATTATCATAATTATTTTCAAATAAGATGAAATCAATATATACTTTTTCAAAGTCAATTGATTTAATAACACTGAATTCAGCACCTTCAACATCAATAGACAATAAATTAATATGTTTAATATTGTGTTCATCACATATTGTACTCAATTTTTTTGTTTGAACATCAATAACTTGTGTTTTTGCGTTAAAACGATTATTTTCATTTATTAAACGATACATATGTCGAATATCATAATCTTTTTTTAATCCGGAAAGCATTTCAGTATATCCTTGATTACATATAAACTCACCATAACCATCATAATCAGATATAGCAATATTCATATTTATAGAATTTAAACGATTTATTTTTAATTGTTCATATACGTGTGGTAGAGGTTCAATATTAATTCCAGTCCAATTATTATATTTCTCAAAATATAAAGTATTATTAAATGTTATACCATCATGTGCGCCAATATCAATAAAAAATCCATTTTTATATCCTTTTAAAAAGTTTTCTTCTATAAATTGATCTTGCTGATGTTGTCCATAAAATTTAGACATAATAATTTATAATTGAAAATCGATTTATCTCTTTATATATTATTTTGATGTATATGGATAACCAAATAATTGTAGGTCCGAACGACCTGTAATATTGGATTGATCTAATATAGGTGATGGTATAGGTTCATCATTTAATTCTAAATCATAACCTTCATCAAATATATAAGTACACTCAAATACGTGAGGTACTTGTATACCATTATATAATTTAGTTCCTTCACAATTATTACCGTGTATATGTACTAATTTATGATATTTTGATAATCTATTTAATAAATCCCATCTATCATCTGTAAATGGAAAATGTATTTCAATTACAAGTTGTTTTATTTTTTTTAAATTATCATCACTTATACTACGAATTAAATCGTATTCACCTTCCTCTATATCTAATTTCATAAATATATTATTATATTCATTAAATATATCATTTAAATTAGTTGTATTATTATCATTATGATAACCCATATTTTTTTTAATTATTTCAATTTTATCAAATTCCGGGGATCTACTGTAATAATTTGTATTTATATCAAGCCATTTGGTTCCATCATATGCATAACATTTATTAATATGATTATATAATTTTAATAAATCTAATTCAAATGATATATCATTTGCTATTCCACCAGATATAAATATATCATACTTATATGTTGGAACATCACATATAATATATCCACCATCGCCATCTTTACCAACTCTTTTTTTTTGAAAAGGTGCTTTATAAACTTTTAATGCGTCCATTTTATACTATATAATACATTATTAATAATGTAATGTCTTTAAATTAGTTAGATAAACATTATAAGCAACAATTATAACTTTTATAGTTGGATGATAATTATATTTTTTTTATTATAAAATCGGAAGCTTTAAAATCTTTAGTTTTTGTTATTTCTAATTTAGGAATATCATATTATATTCATTAATTATAGTTCTTTTGCAAATCAAAATTGGTATAATATATATAAGAATGTCTACTATGTTAATATGTATTTTATATGGTTTTAAATTAGTAATATATGCTATTATATAAATAAGTAAGTAAAGATGTTAAAGTTATATTGAATTGAAAATGTATTTCAATAAAAAATTGTTATATCTTTTTCCTTAATTATCATCATAAATATTATAATATTATTTAAATTAATTATAATATATTTATAATATCACTCCATACCATACTATAATCTTTTTTAATATTATTTATATAATTAATATCAATTAAATCAGGATGTAAATACCAATCTTCAAATGGATATATGCGGTCGAATGGTGTAGCTTGAACATCCGGAAATACACGTATATAACCTCTACTATCAAAAATATCGCGAGATAATGTGCGTGTATTATAAAAGTTTCCACTATATATATCATGTTCAAATGTTACTACAGCAAACTTATAATCATCTAAAATTGTATTATTCAATAGTTGTAATGTATTTATAGTAGAACCATTATTAACTTCTAAATCTATTTGTAAATAATCCATATTTTTTGGATAATTATTTTCTTCAAAAAATTTTTTATAGTCTATTTTTGTAGCATCGTTTATAATGTATTTGGATTTAGGTCTATATTTTATATAATCAGCCTCCCATTTTTTATCATATTCTACCATTAGTCCAGTCCAATTATATTTATATTCTAATATAAATGTATTATTTATATTTATAGGGTTATTAGAACCTATTTCTAAAAAATAACCATTATTTTTATATTTTAATGTTTTTAATATAAATTGGTCTTGTCCTGCTTGTGATTGATACAACTGCATAATATTATATATATTGATATATCTTTATATATCTTTATATATCTTTATATATCTTTATATATAAACATATATATTTAAGCGACCATTTTAGCTTTTATTGTAGGATGACAATTATAGTCTTTTATAATAAAATCGGTATTTGTAAAATCTTCAATTTTTTTAATAGCATCTCTTTTTATTATTTCTAATTTAGGCATATCATATGGTGACCTATTTAATTGTTCTTTGACAGAGTCTATATGGTCATTATATATATGCGCATCGCCTATATTAATATGAACTTTATATGGTTCTAAATTAGTTATATAAGCTATCATATAAGTTAATAGAGATGTTGATGCTATATTAAATGGAACCCCTAGAAACATATCTCCTGAACGTTGTGTCATAGAACAAGATAAATATTTATTTTGAGATACATAGAACTGATAAGATACGTGACATGGTGGTAAGCACATTTCATCTAATTGAGATGGGTTCCAAGCGGACATAAATAATCTTCTTGAAGTTGGGTCTGTTTTAATAGTATCTATAATATATTGTAATTGGTCTATCCCTTTATTTTCTAATGTCCAATTAACATCTCTATCTTTCTGTTTGGTGTATGGTGCGTTAAAGTGACGCCATTGATAACCATATATTGGTCCACATTCACCATCATCATATTGATTTAGATGACGTGTATCTAAGTATTCACGTGTAGAATTAGCGTCCCAAATATGAACTCCATTATTTGCGAGGTTAAGAGCATTAGTATCAGCTTTAATGAACCATAATAATTCTTCAAGAACACCTTTCCAATAAACTCTTTTAGTAGTTAATAGAGGGAATTGGTTATGAATATTGAAAGATAAATTTTGGTTAAATACTGATAGTGTTTTAGAATTACGTGTTTCGCGTAATTCACCATTATTAAGTATATATTTAAGTGATGATAAATAATTATCTTCGTCAATATTTCGGTTAATAGTAGAAATCATTTTTATATATATTCATTTATATAAAAATAATCTTTATTTATTTTTGATTTAATATATAATAATTTACTTCATTAATGCTAATATATGAATTAGAATTATAAGTAATACCTTCAATATTGATGGTTGTTTCTAACATATCAACTTTGAATTCGTCATAAAAGAACATTAAATTGTTAATAAATGTTTGGTCAGTTATAATTGCGGATGAATAGTTAGTTTTTTCAATTTTGTAAAAATCAGGATTATATTCAATTTTAATATTCTTCAAATTAACTGTTCCTTTACATATTTCTTCATCATTTTCCTTATATAATTCTAATATTCGTGTTGCTGTATATGAAAATGTCATATTTTGTAAAGGAGTTAAATAATTAATATAAGTAGCAATAATATCTGTATTATCACTATTATTAGATAATAATATAATAGAACTCATTATATTATTAAATTACAATTTATTGTGTCATTGGTTGCGTACCTAATATATAATATTTTTTACCGGATAATGAAATATATGAATTACAAACATATGATGTACCTTCAATATTAACGGTAGTTAAATCAATATATACTGAAAACATATTGATGAAATATGTTAGGTTATTAATGAATGTTTGGTCAGTTACAATAGCAGAAGCATATTCACGGGTTTCTTCTTTAGTATAGGTTGTTCCTTCACGAACAACAACACCTTTACATTTATCAAATTGATTATCTTTGTATAATAATAGTGTTCTATCTACTTGTTGTCCAGGAAATGTAGGCATTGGCATAGTAACATTATTAACAAAGTAATCAATAAGATCAATGTTGTTAATGTTATTAGTTAATAATAGTGAAATTGAACTCATTTATATTATATAAATAATATATTAATTTCCATAGCCTAACCCAGCCATACCATTCATTACACGTAATACATTATAATTAGTAGCATAAACAGACATATTACAATTTTGAGTAACATTACTATATAAAATAGCATTATTAATGCGGCTAAAATTACAAGTTCCAGTTGGTTGATATTGTTCTGGATAAAGACCAAATGAATATGTGTAAAATCCACCTAATTCGCCTGATAAATCTTGTAAATATGAACCGGAATGATGATAATATGGTTGTAATAGACGAAAATAATGGTTATTTTTAGTTTTGAAGCGTTCAACACCATTAAATTCAATTTTACAAGATTTCATTATATCATTACCTGAATTGTCCCAATAATTGAATGTATCATCATTTGATGGAAGTTGATAGAACCATACAAGTTCTTTAACTGGATGATTAAAGTGTAATTCATTGATATTAATACCTGAATTTAGTGATAATTTATTAGAATATTGTGTTTGTTCAATAAGATATTCTTGTTTAAGACTAGCAAATAATCGTCGTTCATCTGTATCTAAAAAGATGTAGTCACCAAATAATCTACTATCCGTCATATTAATAGTTAATGGAATTTCTAAAATGATATTACTTACAGTACCATCTTTATTCATAGAACCAGATAATGTGCCTGAATTAGAATAGGCATTATTATTTGGTTCATCACCATATAAATTAGCAATACCATAAAATTCATCTTTGAATTGAATATTACATTTAACTTCGTGATATTGTAATGATATCATAGGTAATGCTAAACCGTAACTTTTAGAAAACCAAAAGGGTATTGGTAAATAAGTGACAGATGTATTATTAGATAATGGATTATTACCATATAACATATTTTCTAATAAGTTCCATTTTTCATATGAAGATGATAGTTGAAGCCAAATATCAATCCATTCACCATAAAGTCTATCTATTAGTTGTCCTGCTATAGTAAGCTCAATATAATCAATAATACGTGTAGCAATACGAGGTTTATCATCATAAATATCACTTAAAGTAAATGTAGTTGGTGGGGCGATTATCATTGCATCAATTAGATTTGATGTTATTTGTGTAACAGTTATATTAGGGTCACCAGTTGCGCCGATATAAATAGTCCCTATAGTAGAGTTATTGAATCCTAAATAGGGTATACCACCAGTATCAACATATGAACTAAATGTTCCATAATATGTTCCATCTAACGATATATTATCACTATTACTTAGTGTAATATAGCCATTTAGAGTTGTCATAGAAGCAAGAGGTGTGACTGGTTCAACTGAAAATTTCATTTCTAGTAGTAGTTTAGAAAGTAAGTCAGCATCTCTACATAAAATGGCTGAAATATATGAACCAAAATTAGCGGATCCATTAAATTCTTGTTCAATAGCTTCCATAGCAAAATGTGTATGTTTTTTATAAACTTTTTTAAAAAATGTTATTTGAGGACAACCTGATAAATATACATCTTGGTTGCCTACTGAAATGAGTTGTATAACGCCTCCTGGCATACTGACTGATTTTTTATATATACAGAATTAAAGTTATTATAATAACCTTATTAATTACCATAACCTAATCCAGCCATACCATTCATTACACGTAATATATTATAATTAGTCGCATATATAGATAAGTTACATACATGCGTAACATCACTATATAATACACCATTATTGATACGACTAAAATTACATGTGCCTGTTGGTTGATATTGTTCGGGATAGAGTCCGAATGAATATGTATAGAATCCACCTAGTTCTCCCGACAAGTCTTGTAAATATCCACCACTATGATGATAATATGGTTGTAATAAGCGGAAATAATGATTATTTTTAAGTTTAAGTCGTTCAATTCCATTGAACTCAATTCTACAGGATTTCATTATATCATTACCTGAATTATCCCAATAATTGAATGACCCTGTATTTGATGGTAATTGATAAAACCATAAAAGTTCTTTAACAGGATGATTAAAGTGTAATTCATTAATATTAATACCAGAAGTTAGAGATAATTTATTAGAATATTGTGTTTGTTCTATAAGATATTCTTGTTTTAATCCGGCAAATAGTCTTCTTTCATCTGTATCTAAAAAGATATAATCACCAAATAGACGACTATCAGTGATATTAATTTTTAATGGAATATCCAGTATAATATTGCTTACTGTTCCATACTTTATAATACCAAATTCAGCAATAGCAAAACCATCAATAGTATTCAAACCTAATAAATTACCAATTCCACTAAACTCTTTTTTAAATTGTATATTACATTTTACTTCATGATATTGTAATGATATCATTGGTAATGCCAAACCATAATTTTTAGAAAACCAAAATGGTATAGGAAGATATGTAATAGAACTATTATTATATAACGGATTATTACCATATAACATATTTTCCAATAAAGTCCATTTTTCATAAGATGATGATAATTGAAGCCAAATATCAATCCATTCTCCATATAGACGGTCAATTAATTGACCCGCAATTGTGAGCTCAATATAATCAATAATACGTGTAGCAATGCGTGGCTTATCATCATAAATATCATTCATTGTAAAAGTATTTGTTAATAATCCAGTTAATTCATAAATTAGGTTAGTTGATGATATAGCTGATATATCAAGACCAGATGTTTGCCCACAATATATAGTTCCTATTATAGGATTATAAAAAGAAATAAATATAACACCTTCATTATAAATAGAAAATGTACCATAAAATGTGCCATTATATAATGAAATACTTTCACTAAGAGTAATATATCCATTTACGGATGTCATTGATGCTAATGGTGTAATAGGTTCAACTGAAAATTTCATCTCAAGTAATAATTTAGATAATAAATCGGCATCTCTACATAGAGTAGCTGAAACATACGAGCCAAAATTAGCGGGTCCATTAAATTCTTGTTCTATCGCTTCCATTGCGAAATGTGTATGTTTTTTATAAACTTTTTTAAAAAATGTTATTTGAGGACAACCGGTTAAATATACATCATGATTACCTGTAGATATGAGTTGTATAACGCCTCCTGGCATATTGACTGATTTTTTATATATACAGAATTAAAGTTATTATAATAACCTTATTTATTATATGAGCTCAATTTATCTTTTAAAGCTTTGAAATGATAGTGATTTCGTATAGATTGAGTATAATCCATATATTCATTAAGATTATCATCATTATCTAAAGTATCAATATATTCGTCAAGTATAGCAGTAGATATGTGTTTAGCTTTAATAAAATCATTATATAGTTTTTGAGAATATAAAAATAGTTCCAGACGGATACGAATAATATTAACTTGTTTAGGATATTCATAAATATCGTCTAGATTGAAATCAACAAAATTATCTAATATAATTTCTAACCAATTTTCAAAGCCTTCAATTACAATACGATATAGTATAGAATGTAATAGAAGCATTGTATATTCTAAATGATATTGTAATGGTTCTTGTTCACTGTTAATATTATCATGATCTTGTGTAATAGTATCAAGTGATGGAATAAGGTCTTGAGAATTTATAGAACTGATGAGTGAGTTTTGAAGATTGCTATTATTATAAATAATTTTGGAGAGTTTTATAAAAATATCTTTAAGAAATAAAGCGATTATATGTATAGCATGAATATCAAAATAAACAGATATTGCTGTACTATCTTTTTTATTATGTAATTTATTATTGATATTGATACTACCAATAGTTTTATGAATAATACTTGTTTTTATGAAAGGTATATCCATTTCAGTAGAATTAGTTATATTTATACAACTATTAAATAAGAATATAGTTCGTTCCATCATAAAAATACTAACTCGTATATGTTGTGTATAATTATAAATAATATTAAATATGTGTGTGGTTAGGTCAGCACATTCAGTAGCATACATAATATTTTTGGTAGAATTATAAGTTTTACAAAGGGCATTAATATAGTATTTAAGAAAAAGATAGATAACTTTATTTTTACCATCAATATCGGGTTCTTGACATTTTTTTAATACAAATTTAAGAATATCATCATCTTTATTAATAGAGCTCATTATGTTTGATATTATATAATAATAATGCGTTTAAAACGAGTGAAAATAGTATAAGTTAATAATAGGTGCTTGTATATCATATATGCGAAAGTATATAGGGCATCTCATCCGGGTTTGATATACAAAAAGGGTATTGTGTTAGTAATTAACGCAGGCTATTAGCAGGACTTGAACCAAGAGGCTTCTAATTGGGGGAGTGAGGTGTTTCTTGTAGCACGGAGAAGATACCTTATTATAATATTATAATAAGAAATCTATATAAAAAAGTAAATAATATAATAGAAATTATTTATATGAAAAAGTTCGATTTATTAAGATTAATAAGTAAAAGTTATGAACCCGTTGCTGTATTTAATAAAGATAATGTCCATAATAAAATAAATTATTGGAATAAATACTTACCAAATATAACACCATATTATGCTATAAAATCGTTAAATAATAAATATATGATAAATGAATTAATAAAACAAAATTTCCATTTTGATATAGCTAGTAAAGGTGAATTATATCAATTAATGTCTTTAAAATATCCAATAAATAGAACTATTTTAGCCAATCCTTGTCGCTCTATAGAAGATATTAATATAGCTATAAAGTTCGGTGTTCCATATATAGTATGTGATGATATCAATAGTGTAAATTATATAA